CTGTGTATGTACCACCAGTAGCAAGTAAATGTTGCGAAGATTTAAATCTGATGTACATTTGTTTCTTTTCTTTAGCAATCCTGCGTAAGAAAGCATACCAAATAATCTGTGTAAAATAAGCAAACGGGTTCTGAGATTTTTCTGCATTAAAATTATGAATGTACAATAGGCAGTTTTCAATACCGTCTGAAATCATGTCTTCTTTATACGAATAGCCAGAAAAGTTTGGCTTTGTCGCTAGTCGAGTACCAATCTGAAAAATACAACGACCAATATAATCAGGTACACGTGGTCGTTCATCTCCTGCATCATCAGCTTCGATACAGTCTTTTTTGTATTGTACGAGCGCATCAAGAAGATCCTTGTTGTTAACGTAATTGCGGGGTGCTCGTGTTGGTTTGTCAATCATTTAAATACTCCTTATATGCATATTTAGTATACTGTATCACAATCTTGAAAAAATGTCAACCAGTATTTACACTAAAATAATTGTTGACAGTTCTGAGAACCTATGTATAATAGCCTTATGGCTTCAGCAATATACTATTAGATCTCGATTGTGTAGATGCGGAACTGGAACTCTTCTTGTCCGTAAATTTCGATACGTTTACGAAAGTGTTGTAATGTATAGTTCTCAAAGCTTCCATATGTTAAGTCATCAGTGATATCGTATAGAGTTGCTTTATCAGCATCGTTACCTTTTCTCAAAGCACGACCAATAGACTGCAACACCTTGACTTCAGATTTAGAACCAGAAGCAAAGATTACGTTATCAAGCTTTTTCAAGTTTACACCTGTAGAAAAAACACCATACGAAGCAAGGATGTCGTGTTGCTTGATAGGATCATTCTCAATCATATGACGAATGCGTTCACGCTCTTCACCTTTAGTACTACCATAGATGAAGTGAAGTTGACGATCATCTTTGCGAAGCATAGGTTCAAGAATTTTACCATGCTTTTCAACTAGATCAAACAATACCAAATTGTTTTGTCCTTTGAGAGACCAAAGCAAATTTCTAATAAAAATATTTCTTTTATTGCTACTTACTAAGAACTCGCGTTCAGCTGGATATTTCTTACTCGTTTCTTTAATTTTAGAAAATGCAGAATAAAAGTTTTTACGTGCATCAGCACTGTGAGAAAGCACAATCGCTTTGATATTAAAATCAGCAACAGTACCAGAATCCATAAGATCTTTAGTAGATACGTGTTTGCGCACAGAACCAAAGCAGCCTTCGAGAACAAGACGATGAGTCTTGCTTTCTTCAGATTTTAGTGTACCTGTAAATCCATGTCTGTAATAACATTCATCTAAACCTTCCATAATTTTTTGGAGTGATTTAGCTTGGAATAAATGTGCTTCATCTCCAAGTACAACTTTAAATTGGCTGAACCAATCTTTGTCAAGTTTCATCAATGATTGCCATGTTGAAATAACAATTGGCGCGCTTGTCTTTTTATCAACGCCACCTTGAATTTTATATATTAGATTTTTATCGCAACCATAGTCAATAAAGTCTCCAGCCATTTGATGGACAAGAGAAATTGTAGGAACAATAATAAGTGTCCTATGATCAAAATTTCTGAAGTAATGCTGCTGAATTAAATAGATAATTAACGATTTACCAGATGATGTAGGCGATAATGACAATGAACGATTATCACGAATAGCATCTACAATATATTGATTTTGATAATCTCTTGGTTGAAATTTGCAATTAATTTCTTTTGCAATTTCATAGCCATAATCATCTGATACTTTTTCACCGTGTATTAAATGATCTGGCGCATTTAATATGTAACCACGGTCTTCACAGAATTTTTTGAGACGAGGGAAAAGTCCGACATAAAGAACAGGTCTAAGTGGTTGATATAAACGAATAGTACCATCCCACATTTTGTTCTTATATGCCGGAGTAAATTGATATCCAGCAGGTTTAAAACTGAAATACTCAGCTATTTCTTGACGTGTACCTGGGTCTGCAGTTACTAACAAATAAACCGCATTTTTTTGTTCTACATTGATCACGTCAGACATAATTAAACCTCAACTAGTGTATAGTACTATTTATTAGTACTCACCGTGTTGGAATTTCAGCACATCGATCATTGACTTGATGATGAAGTTTCTGCTATGAATTGTTTTAATGATGTCTTCAAGAAAATCTGCATTAGCAGTATGATAATCAATCTTAAGACTTAGGCGAATAATATCAGGATCAGCTTGCAAATACTTGTCTATATCAGTACGCAAGATTTTTCTTTGTGACGTCTTCCACCCACGCTCTTTAAGATCCTCTTCAGCCATAGAACCATCTAGCCATTCGCGTTTTGCAAGCTCAAGTTCTTTATAATCATAACGAAGTTTTTTTACTCGCAACGCTTCCTTATAATACATGGTATAATATTTGTTGTGTAGCTCAGGAATCTTTTTAGATTCTGCTACTAAATTTGCTTCGTCAATTTTTGCGTCTTTCGACCAGATTTCGCTGATATCATCAGTGCTCATAATATACTTTCGTTAGTGGTAAGTCCTTACATTCTTATTGTATCATAAGAACGGAGAAATGTCAACTAATTTTTTTGAAATTCATATTTGTATATCTAAAGGTTACACTACATTCTGGATATGCTATATCAGTAGAAGTTACGTCAAGATTAATTCCACTTAATGTAGTTGGAAAACATTCAGTAAATGTAAATTCAATATTTGGATTTCTTGAACTATTTTCAACTAAAACTGTTATATCAGATTTAAAACCGTATTTACTATTTTGTAAGTTTAATCTCTGATTAGAAGATTGTGGCGCACCCATTCCTTCTAACCATCTTAAAATCTCTTCATAATTAGCCATATTCTCATCTACGATAAAACTAATATCAAGCTCAGCATATTCAATACGATCTGGTACTTGATATATATTAAGTAATGGAGAAGCTTGTAATGGAGAAACCATAGATAAAGACGGTATGTTTATCTTCTGTGTGAAGAATTCTACCTTCGGAAGCCTATCTATGACGATTTTAAACGAAACTGGTGACAAATAATTTGTAATCATATGATTTTCCTATTGACATTTGATGAAAACTGTGATACTATATTTATCTGATGTGGAATTATTCTACAAAAGCCAGTTGACATTGCTGGATTTTTATGTTATAATTACATATGTAACGCACTACAATGGAGTAAAATAGTGGCTGAAAATTTTAGAATTCTTACTGCTCGACAGCACGTTCGTGAACGTATCGGCATGTACATGGGCTCGAGCTCTCAGGAAGAAATCGAGCGCTTTGTTATGGGCAATTGGAAAACTGCAAAGTATGTTCCTGCTCTGTCAAAGATGATCGATGAAATTCTTGACAACTCTATTGACGAAGCAATTCGTACTAATTTTAAATTTGCAAACAGGATTGACGTATCTGTTAAAAATGGTGTAGTTGTAGTTACCGACAATGGTCGTGGCATTCCACAAGGTGAAGTGTTTGACGAAACAAGTGGCGAAAAAATTCTTCAACCTGTTGCTGCTTGGACACGAGTAAACGCAGGTACAAGTTTTGATGACAGCCGAGTAACTATTGGTACTAACGGCGTTGGTTCTGCTGCTACAAACTTTCTTTCTTCTAAGTTCGTTGGTAGAACTTGGAGAGATGGTAAGCGAGTTGAAGTTCGTTGCAAAAATGGTGGCGAAGATGTTGATGTTGCAATTAAAGATTGTGCTGATGAGAGTGGCACTGAAGTTTCGTTTGTTCCTGACTACAGTCTTTTCGAAGTAAAAGGCTTAGACGAACTTGACACTATCGAGTTGGTTGAAGATCGTTTAACTGGTCTTCAAATGGCTTTCCCTGAAATTGATTTTTCTTTTAATAAGAGACGTATTAAAGTAAACGATCTTAAGAAATACGCTAAGATGTTTACAGGTGAAAATGGTGAAGCAATCATTGAAAAGACTGATAATCTTTCTTTCTTCTATGCAGCTTCTGAAGATGGTTTCCGTTCTAACTCATTTATTAATGGTGTTAATACTCGTCAAGGCGGCACATATGTAGACTACCTTACCAACGCAGTTCTTGATGAACTGGTAACGATGGTAAAGCGTAAGCACAAGATTGAAGTTGCAAAATCAACTATCAAAGGTGGTCTTACATTTGTAATGTTTGCAAGAAACTTTACTAATCCAAAGTTTGATTCGCAAACAAAAGAACGTTTGACTAACCCAATGAGCAACGTTCGCGATCACTCAGAAGAAGCTGGTGTTAAAGATGCAACAACTATTGCAAAGAAAATTCTAAACACTGCATCTATTATTGATCCGATTATCGAAGCACAACTTGCTAAGAAAATTGCTGCTGACAAACGTGCTGCGTTGGCTGGTCAGAAAAATCTTCGTAAAGTAAAAGTAGCTAAACACATCGCGGCTAATAGTCCAGATGCTACTCTTAAGATTGTAGAAGGTGACTCAGCTATGGGCTTCTTGCTTAAAGTGCGAGATCCTAATAAAGTAGGTGCAATGCCATTGCGTGGTGTTATTATGAACACATGGGATATGAAACCTGCTGAAGTTCTTAAGAACAAAGAATTGTCTGAGTTGATTGCTGTTCTTGGATTGGACATTAACAATCCAGATAGTGTAGATGAAATGACATATTCAAGTGTTGCTACATTAACCGACGCTGACCATGATGGTATTG